CAGGCTTCGGATGCGGCCACCAAATCATACGTGGACACACAGGTGTCTGGCATAGAATCCGGTGTTTCGGCGGGATTCGCCATAGCAATGAGCATCGCCCTATAGCCATAAATACACACAAGGATGGCACAAAACTTCAGAAGATACACGCTCAACAACGTGGGCACCACGCCAGCAGGAGCACCCGGCGATTCCACCACATTCGACTCATATGACACAGTGGTGGGCATCAACTTGGCCAACATCACCACATCCACAGTGAACGCTTCGGTGTACATCAACGATGGCACCAACAATATATTCATCCTCAAGGATGCTCCCATACCAGTGGGCGGTGCTCTACAGGTGTTGGATGGCGGTGCCAAGATCGTGGTACAGAGTGGTGACACCATGTATGTGTATTCAGACACTGCTGACTCGATCGATGCTTGGATCTCTGTGGTTGATGCTATATCAACATAATGGGATATATCGGCAACACACCCGCTGAGAAATACATCACTCTCAGCAAACAGACCTTCACACCAGACAGTTCCACAGTGGCGTTCACCCTGGACAATCCAGTGGCCAACGAAAATGAATTGGCGGTGTTCGTCAACAATGTGAGGCAGGAACCCGGATCGGGCAAGGCCTACACAGCCACAGGCAACACACTCACCATGAGTGAAGCACCCACTTCGGGACATGCCATGTATGCCATCTATCTGGGCAAGACCATGGCCACCAACACACCAGCAAACGGTTCTGTTACCAATGCCATGTTGGCTGGTTCTATTGCTACTTCTAAGTTAGCTGAAATTACTAAAAATGGCATCACAGAAGTTGATCAATGGAGAGTTACTTCAACTGTTTCCACTTCATCTACTGTGGATATTACAACAAATTTAGCAAGAATGAGCGGAGATGGGTTTGGGTTTTTTGGAACCGGCATGTCACAAAGCAGTGGTGTGTTCACATTTCCTTCCACAGGATATTGGTATGTTTCATTCAAAACACAAGGTAGATCCAACGGAGGCACAGTGGCCGATGCCGGAGGCAGAATAAGAGTTTCCACAAATGGAGGATCTTCATACAGCAATTATAGTTTTGCTCAACAGAGCACATCGGCCGATGTATTCAATTTTTCAACTTACACAAACGCAATACTGGATGTCACAGATGTATCGCAAATAAAAATAATTTTTAGTTACACGACTGGATCTGCTGTGTATTTTGACAATGATGCTACACAAGGTTATACACAGATGACATTTATGAAACTGGGAGAGACATGATGAGACCTAATCATATCGAACATTATTTGGCCAGTCTACATCAAGGACAATGGTTTGGATTCAGTGATCCAGACAATAAAATTTACGCCAATCTTATTATTCATGATTCTCAGTATGCTAAACCAACAGAAGAAGAATGTAACACAGGATTGTCTAACCTACAAACAGCATATGACGATGCTATTACAAATAGGACATCAAGATTATCATCTGTAAAAACAAAACTCATAGCACTGGGATTTACAGAAGATGAAATCAGGGAGGCATTTGGTATCTAATGGCCATATCAACCATACCATCAGCGGGCATCACAGGCGGAGGCTTTAACTTCCGCAACCTCATCATCAATGGTGATATGAACATCGCACAGAGGGGTACTTCTGTTGCAGGATTAACAAATGGAAGTTCTCAGTATTTGATTGATCGATTTAAATGGTATGAAGGTGGAGCACCTACGTATCAATTTACAATGTCACAAGACACAGATGTTCCAACAGGTCAAGGTTTTGTAAAATCTTTAAAACTAGATTGTACTACAGCTCAAACATCTTTGGGAGCTGCTGACCAAAATATTATATGGCAAAGAATGGAAGCACAATTTTTACAACATTTGAAATATGGAACTGCTAATGCAGAAAGTTTAACTTTATCTTTTTGGGTAAAATCTAACAAGACAGGAACATATGTTGTTGAACTATATCAGAACGCTCCCAATAGAGGACTTTCTAAAAGTTACACAATCAATTCAGCCAATACTTGGGAAAAGAAAACAATTACTTACGATGGCGACCCTAGCGGCACTATTAATAATACTGCTAATGCTGGATTAGATGTTTATTTTTTCTTATCTGCTGGTTCTAATTATCAATCAGGAACTTTAGCTACTTCTTGGCAAACTTATTCTGCTGGAGATGAATGTGTTGGTCAAGTAAACCTAGCTGATAGCACAGACAATAATTTTTGGATCACAGGCATACAACTGGAAGTGGGCACAACTGCTTCAGACTTTGAGCATTTACCTTATGATGTGAATTTAATAAGATGTATGAGATATTATTTTAATCACTATACACCTGATGACAATGGATTATATGGATTATTTACTGCTCACACTTCTTCAGCAGGAAGAATGCCTTATAGATTTATTGTTCCTATGAGAGATGCACCAACAGTTAGTTCTTCAACTGCCGGTGGTTTTACTTGGTTGGGGAATAATGTATCAGGTAATCCAAGTGCCATTGGTTCAGAATCTTTAAACAAATATTCTTGTACAGTTAATATTACAGGAAGTTTTACACAAGGATATTCATATTGGTTAGCTGGTTCAACTAGCACAGAGTTAAGATTTGATGCGGAGTTATAAATGATACAGAGTGTAACAAAACAATATAATAGTCTTAATATAGCAGATACTTATAAAGTAATTTTAATCAATGGAGATGTATTATTTGTACCTCACAACGAAGCAAACAGACACTACCAAGAAATACTTGAATGGGTTGCCCAAGGCAACACCATCACGGATCCAGGAGCGTAAATACTGATATGCCATACGTAGGAAAAACACCCAGCAAAGGCGCTTACACCATCATAGATGATCTCAGTGCTTCATTCGACGGTTCCGCCACTGCTTTCACACTCCAGACCAACGGCACCAATGTCACACCGGGCACAGAAGCTGCTCTGATCATATCCATATCGGGTGTGGTACAGTATCCTGTGACTGCTTACACTGTGTCGGGTTCCACCATCACATTCACATCAGCACCAGCTGCCGACGACACATTCTCGGGTGTGCTGTTGGGCGATGTCAACGACGTGGGAGCACCATCCGATGGCACCGTGACTGCTTCACACCTACACACATCTTTCTACACACAGAATTCAACCACACTGACCAACGTCACTGTGGCAGCCAACAAGAACGCGGTTCTGGGAGGACCAGTTGAGATATCCGGCACGCTCACTGTGGAGTCGGGTTCAACGGTGATCATACTATGAGCAAACTCGAAGTAGACACAATTGACACTCGTTCGGGATCTTCGACCCTCACACTGGGATCCACCAATGCCACCACGCTGGCGCTGAACAGTTCGATCACAACACTGCCCAGCACCATGACCAACACTCCGTTTTTTGAAGCAAGAAGATCTGGAGCTCACAGTTTTTCAGCCGGCACACCAACTAAAGTGCCTTTTAATGTTGCTTATATAGACTCAGATTCTGCTTTCGACACTTCAAACAATAGATTTACGGTGCCAAGTGGCAAAGCGGGAAAATATTTGTTTATAGCATCAGTGTATCAAGAAGTGCCATCAAACGATGATAGAGTATTTTGTTTAGTGTACAAAAATGGCAGTCAAGTTTATGCGACAGGGTTATGGGGTAAAACTTCAAAATGTACTGCCATGGCCAGTTGTTATCAAGATTTAGCAGATGGTGATTACATCGAGATTTATACCAACACAGAAGGATCAGGCACAGTAGCCATCGACCCCTCGGATCACTACACAAGATTTACTGGTATGAGGGTAATAGGAGCATAAATTAAACAAAGGAGAAAACAATGGCACAACTATCAACCAAAATCAAACTGTATCTGGCAGCCAATGGAGTGAGTTCAGTGGACTTCACTTCGGATGTGTTGCTACAGGATGATTCCAACGGAGCAGGTCCATACATCAAGGCATGGAACGTGAGCGGAGTGGCACAACCCACTGCCGAACAACTGGCCACCTACGAAACCGCGGGCAACACTTCAGAATCCAATGCGGGTGTGGACAGCACAAGGAAGACATCATACGGAGATTTGGGCGCTCAGTTGGATGAACTGTATCATGACATTGATGCCGGCAAGTTTGGCGACACTGCCAAAACATCTGCTTGGTATCTCAGAGTCAAACAGATCAAGACTGACAACCCCAAAGCATAGGAATACACAGTGAGCATACTAAAGGTCAATCAAATCCAGGACAGAGGCGGCAACACACTGCTGACTTCTGACGGCAGTGGAACAATATCTTCTGGTGGTGCGATAACAAATACTCCTGCTTTTTCTGTAAAATTTACAACAAACTATACATTAACAGTTGATACAATTCAGATTGTTCAATGGAATTCAATAGTTTTTGATACAGATAATACCTTTAGTACATCAACATATAAATTTACTGTTCCTAGTGGGAAAGCAGGAAAATATTTCTTTCACGCACAATTATATTACACAAATGGGATAGCTGATGGAAAACGAGGAGATTTAATTTTTGATATTAGTGGTTCTCAATTAACAGGAACAATACCTTATACAAATAACACAGTAGGTGTTGCAACAGATATAGTTGTTAATGGAAGTATGGTGCGAGATCTATCTGTAGGAGATACAGTTGCTATATATTCTCGACAAAATGATGACAGCTCAGCTCAATTATATGCTGGAGATTGTTTCTTTTATGGATACAAATTAATAGGAGCATAACATGACATCAATCATCAAGGTAGACACATTCCAAGACACCGGCGGAAATGCTCTGTTCTCATCTGATGGTAGTGGTAATGTAACTTTAAATGCTAGTGCTATGCAGAATACTCCGGCGTTTAATACACGAATGAATACCTTACAAGACATATCACATGAAGTTATTACTTTAGTTGCTTTTGATACTGTTTTATATGACACAAATAGTGCTTATGATAATTCAGCAAGTAATTACAAATTCACTGTCCCTTCTGGTCAAGCAGGAAAATATTATTTTTTTGCTAGCACACACCTTGATGCAGTATCGGCGGCTAATCTACAAAACTGTAATATGTATTTTTATAAAAATGGTTCTGTGCAACACAAGATATCAACAAATTTTAACAGTAATGATATCAAAGCATATCAAGCTACATTAAGTACAACGCTCGATTTAAGTGTGGGAGATTATGTACAAGTATATGCTAGAATTAGTGATGCATCTGGTTCACCTCGAATAGATGGCAGTGATGTTAATCAATCACAATTTTTTGGATACAAATTAATAGGAGCATAACATGGCCATCACCAGACTGAACAATAATTCTGCCAGTGCTATAACTTCAATGAGTGGACTGACATCACTGCCAGCTGCCATTGATGTGGGCAAGATTGGTCAAGTAGTACACACAGACAGCAACGCCAATTTGGCAGTTGCGGCCACCAGTTATTACACAATTATCACACTGGCTATCACACCCAGCGCCACTAGTTCAAAAATTTTAATCATTCACACAGCACCATCTGATATTGAACTCAGTAATACATCCAATATGGCTCATATCTGTTTGTCTAGAGATGGCACCAACATCACAACATCAGGTCACAACAGTTCTTATGCTTCATATCAAGGATGGACCAGAAGTACAGGCACCAGCATCACTTATCTAGACAGTCCTAATACAACCAGTTCTGTAACTTATGGTGTTCAAGGCAAGTGTGATAATGGAGCATTAACATTTAACTACAATCGTACGTCGCAACAGAGAACGATGGGTCTCACACTGATTGAGGTACTAGCATAATGACCACCATAGCCAAAGCAATTACATCATTGAATTTGAAAAATGGAAATTCATATGAATTTGTTGTAGTAAATGAACCCACCACAGAAGCAGAATACAATGCTCAAGTTGATTATATAACCGGAGCAGATGCCAACGGTATGGCAATTGTCAGTGATTCACAATTGTACACCTGGGCACAGGTCAGTACAGAAAAGACTGCTCTGATTACCGCTCAACCCTTGGCCAATCTTAGAACTCAAAGAACAGTCAAACTGGCAGAAACTGATTATCTGGCACTGAGCGATCAAACCATGTCAGCTGAAATGACTGCCTACAGACAAGCACTGAGAGATTTACCCAACAACTATGAGACCACAGATTCTGGTGCTCTACAAGAAGATCTCAGCAACCTGCGTTGGCCCACCAAACCATAATAAATAAACACATGTCACTCACATCAAAAACACAGATACTCGGCGTACAGTACGAAGCAGATGCTTCCACAGTAAAAGTAGCATACACAGACTCGGGCAGATTGAAAAGAACAGTGGTTGCTGAAGCTAACGAACATGTCCAAGGCTGGGTCACAGACGGTGGCACCATCGCTGACTACAAAGCACCTCAAGGCACTGCACACATATCTCCTGTGCTAAGACCCTAAACAATCAAATCTAAAATTGTTTGAAGTTTAGTTTTAATACTATTATTTTGAAGAGTTTTTTTAACACCATCATGCAATGGCTTGGGCCAAGCATTAATGGAAACCCAAGCATATCCTGAGTGTTCTCCATTCAAACGGGGCAGAAATTCCTGTTCTACTACGCATACAAAGGTATGAAACTTGAAGCGAGTGTCTTTGCTTACAAAAAGTTCTAATGGTATAGTTTTTTGAATGGACGGCTGAAATCCTATTTCTTCTACAATTTCTCTCTGTAGACCCTGCCATGGAGTTTCTGTTTCTATAGACTTGCCGCCCACCATTCCCCACGTGCCTCGCTGTTTGATTGATCTGTTTAAAAACAAAAATCTTTTAGTAGACTTGGCATAAAATAAAGATCCAGTAGCAGTGATTTCACTCATACAATATTTTATACTTTAAAATATTATAGACCAAGTTCCTGGAGCATAAAATCCTTCATAAGATTTTACCCAATAACCAACATCTGGTAACCATTTGTATTGTACACCAGTTTTCATATTAGTCACATAATGAATTGTTTTATATGTGCTGTCTCCCAAAGAAGAAGAATCTAACCCCCCTCTTGTTAGTTGTGTAGAACCATCATCGAAATCGGTATTAAAATCCACAACCCAAACACCATCAACTTTTTCAATTATATCATTAGCACTTGCAATAAGATTGCCCCAAGCACTAGGTCCTGTATTTTGTGTAGAATCATCTTTGCTACTGCCAATAGACTCTGTAAGCAGATATCTGGTTCCATTGGCTACATCAGTGGGATTAAATGTTAGAGGATTTATCACAGCATCAACGGCATCTATGGTGTTGGTAGGCACTGTGTCTGGATCTACTGTAAACAACAGTGTGTATTCGTCTTGTGGATCTATTGCACAAGTACCTGTGACTTCGACTATGATGTCATCACCATTAACTGTGGTAGCACTCTGTTGCAGCTTAACCTGTGTAAGACCGCCATTAATGGTTTTGGAATATAACGATTCTAATTTAAGCCAATTGGTTTTGTTGCCATATTGCGACTGAGATTCGAATGCTTTGTTAAGTGTGGCTGTGGCATGCCCGCCTGATTTTTGATTGGTGCCTAACAGTGTCATTCTGTTTCCTATCAATAGCACAGCATATTGGCCAGGAGTCACGTACTGTCTGCTTAACAGCGATTCACCTAGTATGCCTTGAACATCGATTACACCAGCATCTTCATCATATATGCTGGCAATAATTTTTTCTATCACACCAAGTTTTTTTAGTTTAGCTGGTGGCGACAACCAAATAGGAGTAGTAAATGTTAAAGAAGCCACATCGATTTCGTCGGCTATTCCTTGTGGTATAGATCTAGAAGTAAAATTTATATCAGATAATTCTACATAACTTAGTGATGTCCAGTCTAAAAAATTATCTGTGGTTTGTAGTTCTAGAGCAGGATTAAACAAAACTAGTATTTGTTCTAATATTTGCAATTTTTGATCAGTATTAGTAGTGAATATGTCTGCTTTAAATGTGATTTGAAAAGGAGTAGGCATAATTCGTTCTATAGTATGACTTTGTCCAGGTGCGCCTGTGTATGATTGAGTTGCCGGGTCATATTCTCTCTCACGAATGTGTTTTTTATCTATATGATAAGGATTTTGCATTCTTGGTCGGTCATATGTTAGTGCTGTAATGTAACAAGATATTTGTGGAGCAGCTATCAGTGTATTCTCAGATCCCTTTTTGATGATCTGCGCCACCTGTCTAGACATATCTCCATATTTGACTGGCACCTGAAGTGTTTCAGAAACACCTTTTGAATTTTTTCCTGTGACATAAGAAAAGTTTGACATCATGCGAATAAATTGCACAATATATCTTCTTATCTGAGCATCATAGAAATGTTGCATTAATTGTCCGCCTTAGGTTTCAACAGTTTGCTGAGCGCCACTCTTTCAGGAGTAGTTGAAGAACCATCTTTGAGTGTGGTTGTATTTGTATTGTTGATAAATCCAGTTTTTTGAGTTTTACGACTAGATGTATTAGTCATTGTCACTCTAACATTGTCTTCTATTTTCACAAATCTCCTTCCATCAAACCTAAACAATCTGTTTGGTGCATAGTCTGTTCTTAGATAATACATACCTTCAACGGGATTGGCTGGAAATGATGATCCAGCTGCATAAGTTTCCCCGTTGGCTGGTATAGCATCTCCTGTTAGATATCCTTCAAGATATCCATTAGAAGTTGGTGTTTGATAAACTTTATCAACATTAATATGACCAGTGTCAGTTTTCATATCATCATCAACAGTGACCAATGCAACTTTGCCTTCTTCGTCTGTGGGCATAACATGAAGTTGTTTGGTGTTATAACCTGAAGAAGGGGCATCTGATTCTGCTTGGTTAATGATTGCCTGATTGATTTCTATATCTGTGTCACGGGTTTTTTGATGAGTATTTTCTGTTTTGTCTCCAAGTATATCTCTAAACTCTTGAGCATCGGAAATTCCTTTTACACGAACTCTTAAAAGATGAGGCCACCATGTTTGACTGAATCCTTCGGCTGCTCTATTAACATCTTCTACAACATAATATCGCTTGAGTGTCTCTGTGTCTGTTTCAATCAAAGAATGATCATCTTTAAGATGTGGCAATTCAATTACATCGCCTGCCATAATTTTTCTGCCCAGCATGTCCACAGTATCATTAAGATGAAAAACCATAAACAACTGATCATTTTGTAAAAACAACCCAAACTGGCTAAGATCAAAATCTAAATCTTGTATGTTGTAGATTACTCTGCCTTTGTAAACGTCTACATCATATTTGCGATCTCTGTTTTCTAGAAAAAGTAAATCTTGGATGGATGTTTCTAATATAGCAGCTGCATCGCGATTAGGCTGTGTGGCATCATTGGTTTCTCCTTGATCTACTGGGCCTAAATATTTGTGAATATATGCGTCTGTCCCGCCCACTTGAAAGCGTTCAGATATAATTTTGTCCATAAAAAAGTAGTCATTGCCTTTTTCAGGTTTGTATAGAGATAATCGCGGCATTTTAACTATTTATAGACTTAAATAGTAGTGTATGGTAGATACAGTCAATAACACAATTACAGACCAAGATACATTGGTTGCAAAACAAGAAATATTCGATTATGTCAAAACTCGACTGGGTGATGGCATGGTAGAAGTTGAATTAGACCCCAAACACTATGAAATGGGTTTCAAAACAGCTGTGGACAAGTACAGACAAAGATCCAGCAATTCGGTCGAAGAATCTTATGGATTTTTAGAGTTACAAGAAGACCAATCTCAGTATATTTTACCTTCCGAAGTGATTAGAGTTAATCAAATATTTAGACGTACAGTTGGAGGCGCTTCTTCGTCAGAAGGTGGCACAGCATTCGATCCATTTGAATTGGCTTATACTAACATTTATTTGTTGCAAACAGGTAGAATTGGTGGACTAGCTACCTACGATATGTTTGCTGGTTATCAAGAACTAGTAATGAGAATGTTTGGTGGATTTATTAATTTCCATTTTGATCAACCCACTCGTAGATTAACCATTCACCGCAGACAGCGTTCTAGAGAGACTGTGTTGTTATCACAATCAAATTACAGACCGGACTTTATATTATTACAAGACATCTATGCCAAACCATGGATTAGAGAATATACACTAGCTATGTGCAAATATACTCTAGGCGAAGCACGATCAAAATTTGCTGTAATAGCTGGTCCTCAAGGCGGTGGCGCTTTAAACGGCGACACTTTAAAATCAGAAGCTCAAAACGAAATGGAAAAATTAGAATCCGAAATTGGCAATTATGCCGAAGGCGGAACTCCATTATCATTTGTTATAGGCTAGACAAACTTCTTAAAATTTTATATACTGTAGAAATGATCATTGGCATCTGCGGTTTGATAGGATCTGGTAAAGGTACTGTGGCTGATTATTTGATAAAGTCTCATCAGTTTCAAAAAATATCTTTTGCTGACAAATTAAAAGATGCTGTATCTACACTTTTCGATTGGGATAGAAATTTACTAGAAGGAAAAACAACAGAAAGCAGACAATGGAGAGAAAAAACTGATGAATATTGGACCAACGAAATAAATCGAGAAATTACTCCTAGATATGTACTGCAAGTATTTGGTACCGAATGTATGCGAGAAGGGTTTTTTGATGGAATTTGGGTCAGTTTAGTAAAAAAGAAAATTCTAGACAATCCAGATACTAATTGGGTGATCCCAGATGTAAGATTTCCTAATGAAGTTGATATGATAAAATCTATAGGCGGAAAAGTTATCAAAATAAAAAGAGGTGAAGATCCAAGTTGGTTTAAAGATTTTGAAGAATTCGGAATTCAACCCAAAAATGTTCATGCATCTGAATGGGCATGGGCACTTGAAAAATTCGACTCTATTATAGAAAACAAAACAAACTTAGAAGATTTACATAAAACAATTGATCAAACTATCAATTATCTATAGATAAATCTCCCTGTCTCCAGCCTGTCTTTTTTGCATGCACCAGTCTATTACAATTGGCGCAGACTGTTCTTAAATTATTTTGACTGTTATTAGTCATATTAGCATCTATGTAATAAACATCTAATTGAAATGGGTGTTGAGCAACAAATCCGCACATTTCACAAGATTTCTTTTTTTGATATCCTGCTCTTTGCCAAGCAGGAGTAGTAATTGTAGATACATTAGTTTTACGAATGCATGCATCACATTTTTTACGATAATATGTTTTATCGCCTTTGCGATAATTGTAGGCAGCTGGCTTGCTTTTGCATTCATTACACAAAGGCCTTTGTTGTTTTTTTCCGTTAAGCACGCATATATTTATGCACACCTTTTCAGCACTCTTTAAATTATCTTAAATAATCAGCCCAATATGGTAAATAATTGCAACAAGGAGTAAAGTAAAAATGGCTTTAATATCACCAGGAGTTCAGGTTTCCGTTGTAGATGAATCTTTCTACGTGCCCGGAATACCAGGAGCAGTTCCACTAGTTGTGGTTGCTACTGCTCAAAACAAAATATCAGGCACAGGAACAGGCACAGCATCAGGCACGCTGAGCACAAACGCAAATGAAATTTTTTTAGTTTCTTCACAAAGAGAACTAACACAAACTTTCGGTACACCAACATTCTATTCGGATGCGTCTGGTACACCGATACAAGGTTATGAATTAAACGAATATGGTCTTCAAGCTGTTTACTCCTTCTTGGGGATTGCCAATCGTGCATATGTAATCAGAGCAAACATTGACACTAAACAATTAGAAGGATCTGCAGGTGCACCTGGTGGCACACCTAACAATGGATTCTATTGGTTAGATCTTGCTTCTTCATCATGGGGTATCAAAGAGTGGAATTCATCAACTCAAGCATTTACTGTTAAAACTCCAATCTATATTACTTCAACAGATGATGTAACAGGTAGTGCACCAAAAACAACTAAAGGTTCAATCGGCGATTATGCCGTTGTGGCAACAAATTCTTACAACAGATTGTACTACAAAACAAGATCTAACACTTGGGTACAAGTTGGTTCAGCTAGTTCTGCAACTAAAGATGGATCTTGGCAGTCTGCTCATCCTACAGTTAAAGGCACAATAACAAATCCATCAATTTCTTCAGCAGAAACTTGTAAAATTAATGGTATAACAGTTGCTATGTCAGGTATTACAGCAACCACTTTTGCCAGCGACATAAATGGAGCAGGTATATCTGGAGTGGCGGCTGCGGCTGTGGACGGTAAATTAGAAATTTATTCTATTCCAACAGCAACAGGCGACGATTCATCCACCACAGCTGTTGCATCATCGATTATTTTAGAAGATGTATCTGGTACTCCATTTGCTGATGCTGGTATTACAACTGGAAGACATTATCCACCAAAACTTTTCATCGGTCAACACACAGAAGATCATGGATTTAGAACATCAGATTCTAAACCAAGACCATCAGGTTCAGTTTGGATTCAAACAACACTACCTAACAGCGGTGCAAATATTTCGATGAAGAAATACAATGACACTTCAGGTATTTTTGAATCAGTTGGTGCTCCAATTTATAAAACACAAGAACAAGCACTTCAACAATTAGACAAAAATGGCGGAGGTTATAATCTTTCAACAAATTCATTATTTGTTCAAGTTAATACAGGAGAATCAGAATGGGATGATTCATCTGCAGATAGCGGCGAACTAGTTGATTATGTTGTTTTCAAAAGAAATGTAGCAACCGGTGCAGGCACTAGCATTGTATCTAACATCATATCTGATAAGACAAATTGTGTAGGAAGCGGTGACGTGATTAAAATGGCTGAAACTGTTCTTAACAAGTCAGCAACTTCGAACACAGCATCTAATAAACTAAATGAAAAAAATGTTACAATAGGTGGCACAGATGCAGACGATTTTGTATCAGCGATTTCGGCTGCAGGTTTTGAAAACATTTCTGCTTCATATGATTCAACCACAAAGAGAATCACAATTACTCATGCACTAGGAGGCAATATCTATTTTACAGATACTACTGGTACTGCTATGAGCGATCTAGGATATAACACCACATATGCTAACTCATACGGTGGTAACTCTGATATTTCAGTAGAAAAAATTGCAAACCTTTATGTTGCTCCTGCAGGAGATAAAGATGATTATTCATCTATTATTTCTGGAACATATTCATACATGGCATCAGGTTGGAAACCTGTTGAAAATACACCTGACTCAGGCACAACATTTACAGCAATTCAATCTACAGTAGAACCAACAAAAGATCCAGCAGATAAACAGTTATGGTACAACACAACTGTGGATGAAGTAGACATTCTTATTCATAACGGTACAGCATGGACTGGTTACCAGAATGTATCTTCAGACGCAAGAGGATTTAATTTAGGACAAACAGATCCAAAAGGACCTATTTGTTCAGCATCAGAACCTACCACACAAACAGACGGTACTGCACTTGTTTCTGGTGACATATGGTTAGATACTTCAGATTTAGAAAACTATCCAAAAATTTACAGATATGACACAAGCCAAAATGATGGACAAGAATGGGTGTTGATCGACAACAAAGATCAAACATCACAAGACGGCATATTGTTTGCAGATTTCCGTTATCATTCATCAGGCACATTAGATGTTGTACAAAAGGAAACACTGATTACAGATTTATTGACATCTTCATACGTAGATATCGATAGACCAGATCCTGCACTATATCCAAAAGGTATGTTAGGATTTAACCTAAGAAGATCAGGCTACAATGTCAAGAAGTTTGTTAAAAACTGGTTTACAAGAACTAACTTTTCAGACACAACAACTTATCCAACTCTACCGACAGAAAAAGATGCATGGTTAACAGAATCAGGGTTAAAAACAGATGGTTCTCCTTACATGGGTAGAAAAGCACAGAGAAATGTCATTGTAAAAGCAATGAAAGCTACTGTGGAGTCAACAACAGAACTAAGAGAAGAGCAAAGAGAATTTAATTTACTTGCAGCTCCTGGTTATCCAGAGTTGATTGGTAATTTAGAAACACTAAACGCAGACAGAAAAGAAACTGCATTTGTAGTAGGAGATAGTCCATTTAGATTAGAACCAATCTCAACAGCAGTAACAAATTGGGCAAATAACACAGCAGGCGCAGCCGATAATGGTGAAGATGGACTGGTATCATCTAATTCATTTACCGGTGTGTTTTATCCTTCAGGATTTACAACTGATCTTGCAGGCGACTCTGTTGCAGTTCCTCCATCACACATGATGTTAAGAACTATTGCTTACAATGACACTGTTGCTTTCCCGTGGTTTGCACCGGCTGGTACAAGACGTGGTATTGTCGACAATGCTTCTTCTGTGGGTTATATTAGTTCTGAAGGAGAGTTTGTGACAACAGCAGTATCAGAAGGTTTAAGAGATTCTTTATACTCTGTAAATGTCAATCCAATCTCATTTATTACAGGCGCAGGATTATTAAACTTTGGTCAGAAAACAAGACAATTAACTGCATCAGCATTAGACAGAATAAACGTTGCTAGACTAATTGCATTCATAAGACTACAATTAGATAAAATTGCAAGACCGTTCATATTTGAGCCTAATGATGCATTAACAAGAAATGAAATTAAACAATCAATAGAATCATTCTTGTTAGAGTTAACTGCTCAAAGAGCACTGTACGACTTTGCTGTTGTGTGTGATGAATCAAACAACACACCTACAAGAATAGACAGAAACGAACTGTACGTGGATGTGGCTATTGAGCCTGTAAAAGCAGTTGAATTTATCTACATTCCAGTTAGACTAAAGAATACAGGAGAAATTGCTCAACTATAACCTTTAAAGGTATAAGTGCAAAAAGGAGAAAACGAATAGTAAATATTATTACTAGGAGATAAAACAAATGGCAGTATCAACACTATCAAAATTTACAGTACCACTAGCAAGTGATCAATCATCTTCATCACAAGGCTTGCTAATGCCAAAACTACAGTATCGCTTTAGAGTGATACTTGAAAACTTTGGTGTTTCAACTCCTAGATCAGAACTTACTAAACAAGTTGTCGATGTAACACGACCTAACATTACATTTGACCAGGTTACTTTAGATGCTTACAATTCAAGAGTATACATGGCAGGAAAACACACTTGGGATCCTATTACATTAAATGTAAGAGACGACGTGAACAATGAAGTTTCTAAACTAGTTGGTGAACAGTTACAAAGACAATTCGATTTCTTTGAGCAATCATCAGCGGCAGCTGCCGGCGACTATAAATTTACTTCTAGAGTAGAAATCTTAGATGGCGGTAATGGTGCTAATGTTCCTAATGTATTAGATACATTCGAATTATATGGATGTTATCTAGACAATGTACAATATGGAACACTTGCTTATGCTACTTCCGAACCAGTACAAATTACAATGTCAATTAGATATGACAATGCAATTCAAACACCAAGAGGTACAGGTATCGGCACAGCAGTAGCAAGAGCAATTGGCACAGCAGCTACGGGTTCTTAATAACCTCTTTTTTTAGTCCAATAAATACAACAGTATGAACTGGCGCGACAACTTTCTTGGTCAATTATTGGGCGGTGATCATCTTAAAGATTATCAACATGCCGCTCGCTTATATACAGATGACTTATTTAGACTTGCTCCCAAATCTAAATTTTTATATCATGTAGTTTTTAATATTAATGTTCAAGCAATAGGCAACACTCTTAATAATCAGCAAAAAACAGAATTAGGTATGATTGTAAAAAGATGTGACTTACCTAAATATAGTTTTAATGTAGAATTAAGAAATCAGTACAATTATAAAAATTATGTGCAAACAGGTGTTCAATACATGCCAGTCACGATTGTTTTACATGATGATATGGGAGACGTATCAACAGCTTTTTTTAAATCATACTATCAAAACTATATTGTAGATACAAACAGAGCAGAAATTGAATATAATCAAGCAAATTTTAATGACAATTATATAAGCAATAAAAGATGGGGCAGAGATGTTGGCATTCAAAAACGATTTTTAAATTCTATATCTATATTTCAAATGAATCGACAAAGATTTACTGAATACAAAATGATGAATCCAGTTTGCAATGATTGGAACAATGGAGATTTAGATCAAACAAATGGAACTGGGTTAAACGAACACAGCTTTACTGTGTCTTATTCCGGTGTGTTAATAAACTCAGGTAGTGTAAGCAGAGACAACCCACAAGGATTTGCATCTTTTCATTACGATAACTCTCCTTCACCAAATTCTCCATTAGGAGGAGGTGCTGATTCTATTTTTGGATTATTTGCTGGAGCTGGTTCGGCTATCGAACAGTTATCAAAAGGAAACATTCTTGGAGCTGCGTTGGCAGCTGGTAATGTGTACACAAAACTTAAATCAGGAAGAGCAGTAAAAGGAGCAAGAGAAGAAATAATTGGGGTTACTAAAGATATAATCAAACAATCTGGATCAAATCTTGGAGCAACATCAAAACCTGGTGTGAGATTTCCTAAAAACGATCGTACTAAAACAAAAACTGCACAACTATACGGTACCAATCAAGACATGCAAACAACTGGCATATCTGCTCAAAAACCTAAAACAAATTCTTTACAACAATCAAATAAAACAGAAGAAAATCAGATTCAATTGAACCCAAAACAAATAAGTGTTTACTTTGATCTGGACGAAAGTGCTAAAGAAAAGTTTGCAAAGTATGTAGTTTTTAGAACAGATAAAAATTTAGACATAAATGATATAGACAGTGAATGGAAAAAACTTTCTAGTCATCAACAACAAAATTATAAAGATAAGTCTATCACACAAGCAGTAGAACTTACTAAACAAGGATTAATCAGTTACAATGTAGATGTAGATCTTTACAATCAATTGATATCTGATCAACAATTATAATGGCAATATACAAAGAAACATCTAGCACAGGAAATAATCCAAAGTATACAAACTTAGGAGTTAAATCAAATGAAACAGGATCTGTTATAGATTATTTGTCAGGATTTAATGGAGACAGGATTTCGTTTTCAGCAGGCGAGTATGATGCAGTCAAAGGATTTTTTGAAAACAAAGGATTTGATAAAGATGCAAGCGAAAGTATTGCATATATTATCTTAAAACAAAGCAGAGTAGACAATGTGCCTGTGTTTAAAATACTGGACAGTTTTTCCCAATCATCTGTGCTTGAAATAAATGAAATTATTGCAGAGATTATGAATCTAAATAGATTTAAATCTTCTGTATTAGGATTTAAATCTGATCGTCAAAGTACAAGTTTGGTTCAACGTAACATCAAGGTTTAAAAATGTACAAATGGGCTAACGGATTGTTTGAAATGACAAATCCGGACAAATACATCGGCAATAAAAAACCTAGATATCGATCGTCTTGGGAATGGGCATTTATGAGATTTTGTGATAACAACCCCGCTGTGATGAATTGGGCATCAGAATCAATTAAAATACCTTATAGAAATCCTTTGACTGGTAAAAATACAATCTACGTCCCTGACTTTTTTATAGTGTATCAAAATAAAAAAAAACAAAAAGTCGCAGAATTAATCGAGATTAAACCAAATAATCAAGCCAAATACGAATCGGTTGGAAAAAATGTTCAAAATCAAGCTGCCTACATTACAAACAGAGCGAAATGGGAGGCAGCGAACAAATGGTGCAAGTTAAAAGGCATTCGATTTCGAGTTGTTACAGAATCGGATATATTTAAATAAACTGTATGACTAAAAAACTTGAAGAAATTTTTGAACTTGAAACCAGTAATACTCCTGAATCTTTTGTCGAATCACTAGAGCAAGAGCAAGATAGTAAAAATGATACTTTTGCAAATCAATTAATTCAAGAGAAATTGAATCTCGATAAAGTTGATGCAGCTCTGCCTCAGGTGGATGGATTGGAAGATGATGCAGAAATTGACAAATATTCAAACGAATCATTTCAAGCATACAAAGATTTAATGGACCTAGGCATGAATGTAGATCCTAGATTTGCAGGGAGAATTATGGAAGTTGCTAGTTCTTTTATGCAAAATGCCATATCTGCCAAAAATACAAAAGTAGATAAAAAATTAAAAATGATAGAACTACAGTTAAAAAAAATGAAGATTGACCAAAACAAACCCGACGAAGATGCTGTAACAGGCACAGGATCTATAATTGCAGATCGAAATGAACTAATCAAACAAATAATAAATGCTAAAACCACTAAAGAAAAATAGCATTTTACAAGTTTAAAATGCATTCTAATCATATCATTTAAGTAAAGATTGACATATAAATACATTACATGAAAACATTCAAAGAATATCTTGTAGAGTCGACCAAAACCTATGATCTTAGAATCAAAGTTGCTGAACATGAACTGAGTGAAGCAGATTTAAAAAATTTGTTAGAAAAATACAACATTGTTTCTTTTAAAAAATTAACTAAAACACCAGTACAAGAACATCCTCATGAATTTCCTAGACTAAAAAATAAAGAAGTTTACATTTTTGATGCTACAGTACAATATCCGGTAACCTTTGCACAATTAGAACAAGTACTTGCAGAAACATTTGGCATTCCACAAGATCATATTAAAGTCAAACACCCTGCCGATCCTACAGAAGAAGTATCAACAAACGACAAAGAATACATAAAAAAATTATCCACTGAAGTAGATTACAAAGACGACACATCTATCAATAAACCTTTATATGGCGATGAATATAATATGTCAATGTTTAAAGAATTAATGAAGTTACGTAGACAAGAAGAAAATCACCATGGCGACGGCAAAATAGTTGAAATGGGTGCTGAAGATAAAAATTCCCCAGTTCCAAACTCTAAATAATTAAAAATTTAATCTGTAAATATTAATATGGGACAAAGTCTTCAAGGAAATCTTACCAAAAGAGCTCATCAAAAATCTAAATTTACAGAAGATCATATTCTTGAACTCAACAAGTGTATGGATCCAAAAACCGGACCTCTATATTTTTGTAAAAATTATTGCATGATTCAACATCCTACCAAAGGAGCAATGAAATTTGAAATGTTCAAATATCAAGAAGGACTAGTAAAAACTTATCATGATAACAGATTTGCTATTGCTATGTTGCCTAGACAGACAGGCAAAACAACTTGTGCCGCCGCTTACCTTGTGTGGTACGCCATGTTCGTGCCTGACTCACAGATACTAATTGCCGCTCACAAGTTTACAGGTGCTCAAGACATCATGAACAGAGTGAGATTTGTGTATGAAAATCTACCCGACTTTTTGCGAGCAGGAGCATATTCATACAATAGAAATACATTAGAGTTTGACAACGGATCCAGAATCAAAGCAACCACCACAACAGAAAACACAGGTAGAGGTATGTCACTGTCTGTAATATACTGTGACGAGTTTGCATTTGTGAATCCACCTTCCAAAGCATCTGAGTTTTGGACATCACTGGCACCTACACTAGCAACCGGCGGTAAGTGTATTATCACATCTACGCCTAATTCAGACGAAGATCAATTTGCACTGATATGGAAAGAAGCCAATAAGAGATTGGATGATTATGGCAATGAACAGCCTGTTGGCAAAAACGGATTTGCAGCTTTTAAAGCATCGTGGCGTGAACATCCAGAAAGAACAGAAGAATGGGCTAAAGAAGAAAGATCGAGAATTGGCGAAGAAAGATTTAGACGTGAACATGATTGTGAATTTATCATATACGACGAAACACTTATTGCTCCGATCAAATTATCCGATTTGCAAGGTATTGAGCCTATAGAACGACACGGACATGTAAGATGGTTCGATAAAATAACCAAAAATAAAGCATATGTTGTTGCATTAGATCCAGCAATGGGGACCGGAGGAGATTATGCCGCAATTGAAGTATTCCAACTACCAGAGATGAAACAAGTTGGAGAATGGCAACATAATTCTACACCCATTCAAGGTCAAATTAGAATTTTAAAACAAATTATAGAAAATATTGCAGAACAACTCAAACAACAAGGAATTTTACAACCAGAAATTTATTATTCTATAGAAAATAATTCAATAGGCGAAGCCGGAATCGTAGCTATTTCAGATATAGGGGAAGAAAATATTCCAGGCACATTTTTGTCAGAGTCTATTAGAAAAGGTCATGTAAGAAAGTTTAGAAAAGGGTACAATACCACCCATCTTTCTAAAGTGACTACTTGTGCAAAATTTAAACAAATGGTGGAAAACGACACATTAAAAATAAACTCAAAAAATCTTATATCAGAACTTAAAAATTTTGTTGCTTCAGGTAATACATTTAATGCAAAACCCGGTGAACATGATGATTTAATCATGGCTACTTTACTAGCAATACGTATGGCTAATACCATATCAGCGTGGGATCAAAATTTATTTGAAAGACTGAGAGATTCTGAAGAAGAATTAACAATGCCAATGCCTATTATCATTAGTGGATTATAGATAAATATTACAATGGATCTCAACGCAGTAGCACAGGACTTATTTGACGAACTAAAATCAAGGTTTAGTAACCTTACTTTGGGCGATAATGAGGCCAATGCAACCACAGATCCTCAATCAGCAAGGTTTTTCAAGTTTAATTGGAATAATAATGCAGTTTCTATATCAATAGATGAGGATAATTTGCGATTAATTTACAACAAAAACCTAACAGATTCTATAGAAAAAGATCTAGAAGATAAATGGTACCAATTTGCGAGCTATATGCGTGAATTTGCTATATCTCATAACATAGGTTTTAAACCCCAAGATGTAGAAAAATTAGATCTAGAACAAGGGGACTTTGAATTCCTTTCGCAAGTAAATACAGTACAGGAAAGTAAAATGCACGGAACACCTAAAACATCCTACGACAAACTAGACAAAACCAAGATGATTATACGTCACTCAAAACAAGTAGACGAAACTATACCCGGAGCTAGGTCCAGAAATATAGAATGTATATTCATTGAAAATGCACAGGGCGAAAGATTTCGATTCCCATACAATTATCTAAAAGGTGCGAGAGCAATGATGATGCATGTGGCCAAAGGAGGTAATCCTTATGATGCAGTTGGTGAATCGATTGTTAAAAAAGTAGAAGAAATTCGTAATTTAAGAAACTTTAACTCTTACACAGTGAGACAAGGATTGCTTGACGAAACAACATCTCCTTACGTCGAAGCTGCCAAAGACATTATAGAAAATAATCTATCTATTTTAAATCAATTATCAAAATCCAATGCATATGAAACAGCGTTAGAAAATTTAGATGTAAAAGAACAAGAAATATCAGAAGACGATATTGCAGATTTTAAAAAGAAATTTACAAAAGAAACTTTTGACGATTCTATTTTATCAGCACTTAAATTACTACCGATAAATGAATTCAAACCATCTGATGAATTAGATGGTATGAGCAGACAAGACATTATGAAACAAGCCTCATCTTCAAGCAGGTATCAACCTAGTGTAGAAAAGTTTTTAAATGATCCAAATAAAAGATTAATTCTTAAAAAAGACGACTCGTATGATGAATTTCAAAATAATTTAAGATCACAACAGAAAGATACAAATTTAAAATTAGGAACTATTCTAAGAGATATTGCAACAAGATTTATTTCAGGTGATCCTGAAGACGATGCAGTGGTCAATTTTGCTTCGGATATGGAACAACAAATTGCAATGTCAGGAGAATTATTTGCCAAACCTAGTCCAGAACTTAAAAAATTAAAAGGCACAGCAATAAAACTAGCAAACAAATATCTATTAGATATGAAACGAATCAAAACAGATGACTCATACAAAGATGAAGTTAGAAAATCGCCAGAAGATGTAAAAGCATACAAAGACATAAAAGGTAAAGAAATTCAAAAAGGAAAACTAGGCAGGGAATATCTAAGAAAATATAAAAATGAATCCGAACAATTCGAAGCATGGATTAACTCACAAATTGACGGGTTGAACATATTAATCGAAGATGATGATATTGATGTATCCGAGTATCATGATGCTTTTGCAAAGACTCAATTATCTGAAAATCAAGATCACGGTTATGTAAAAATGATTATTCAACAAAATCCTGAAGAATACAAAAAGTTTTTAGAAACAGGAGACCTAATGGACGCTCCTACTGTTTATGAAAAATTATTTGCTTATTTTTCATCATCAGATGCGTCAGACCAAATGCCATATGGTACAATGAAAGCACGTGATGGTGATCCATATGTTTGGCTGGCTGACAAATTAAATGATTTAGGATTAGCAGAAGATGATATGAGCACAGGCACAGTAGCAGTGGGCAAAAAAGGCAAGACCAGAAGAGCCACAGGCATTAATGACAACCCTTATGATCACAACGAAGGCGAAGATCAAACAGCATTAGTAAATGCCGCACTGTGGAATATGAAAGACGTGTATCAAACCATAATGGCTGGTGAAGACATTGCAGAGGATGACATGTTCTCATATGGAGACCTTGTGCAATACTTGGAACAGGCAGACATGCCTGATCATTACAGCAAGTTTTGGGAATTGGTAACAGATGCCATCAACTCAGCAGGTGGTTTCAAAGGACAGGGTGATGCAATTGGGGTGGACAAAAACATAGCACCAAAGATCAAAACACTGTATCAACAATTCAAGGCTGATACAGCCAAACTCAAAGGCGTCAAAGAAGCACCAACAAAAAAATCTGAACAAGAATCTCATGAACTTGGCGATATAATTAGATTATCAGGCTTAAAATAATTTCTTGACAGAATAAACAGTTTTGTGTATTATACACATTACAGTGATACACACTAGGCAACAACAAAGGAGGCTTACATTATGGCAACACTGACAGAAATAAGAGCAAAACTCCAAGCTCAAAACTCTAAACCATCAGGTGAAGGGCAAATTGGAGACAACGCAATATATCCACACTGGAATATTCAGAAAATTCAGAAGCAGTAATACGTTTTTTACCAGACGGTAATAGTAATAACACTTTCTTTTGGACTGAAAGAGCAATGATTAAATTACCTTTCAATTCAGTAAAAGGAGATGCCGCTTCGGGACCAGTTCAAGTACAAGTTCCATGCATGGAGATGTACAACGAAGCATGTCCAATACTTGCAGAAGTAAGACAATGGTTTAAAGACAAATCATTGGAAGAATTAGGCAGAAAGTATTGGAAAAAACGTTCATATATATTTCAAGGTTTTGTAGTATCATCTCCACTACAGGAAGATGCTACTCCAGAAAATCCAATCAGAAGATTCATTATTGGTCCGCAGATTTTTAATATTATCAAGTCTGCACTAATGGATCCTGAAATGGAAGATCTACCAACAGACTACACCAGAGGTGTTGACTTTAGAATCAATAAAACCACAAAAGGTGGTTATGCTGACTACTCAACATCCAAATGGTCAAGAAAAACAACTCCACTAACCGAAGAACAAAACAATGCAATAAACACTAACGGTTTATTTAATTTGTCAGATTTCTTACCTAAAAAACCAACCGAAGTTGAAATTAAAGTAATGGAAGAAATGTTTAGGGCATCAGTGGATGGTGAGCCTTACGATGCAGAAAAATATTCACAGTATTTTAGACCAGGCGGTTTTAAAGCACCTGCTACCGGTAGTGGAACCACAGCACTTCCACAAGGTGAAACAGTAAAAGTAGAAACTGCTCAACCAACTGTGACTGCGACGCCCGAGCCTAGTTCTGCTCCACAGCCAGAATCTGTTCAAGAACAACCAGCACCAACAAGTGGCGGTAATTCGAAAGCAGAAGATATTCTAGCAATGATTAGAGCACGACAACAGAAGTCATAAATCAATAAGGGGGCAGAAATGCCCCCGTTGACACAATGACAGATTTCACATATAATAAACAAAAGGATTTAACACATGGTCAAACCGTTTGATGTAACAAAATTTAGAAAATCAATAACCAAATCGATCGAAGGTTTGGGTATTGGATTTAATGATCCAACAGATTGGATTTCCACAGGCAATCATGCCTTAAACTATTTGATATCAGGAGATTTTTATAAAGGTATTCCATTAGGCAAAGTAACAGTATTTGCCGGTGAATCAGGATCGGGAAAATCTTATATTTGTTCAGGCAATATTATTAGAGAAGCACAGAAAAAAGGCATATTTGTAATACTAATCGATTCAGAGAATGCACTAGACGAAGCTTGGTTACAAGCACTAGGAGTTGATACCTCAGATGACAAATTACTTAGATTAGGTATGAGCATGATAGATGATGTGGCTAAAACTATATCAAATTTTATGAAGGAATACAAAGCAGATTACGGAGATAAAGAACCCGGTGATAGACCTAAAGTTTTGTTTGTATTAGATTCATTGGGTATGATGCTGACTCCCACGGATGTTGATCAGTTTGAAAAAGGCGATATGAAAGGTGATCTAGGAAGAAAACCTAAAGCTCTTACAGCACTAGTGCGTAACTGTGTGAATATGTTTGGATCCTACAATGTAGGACTGGTTGCAACTAACCATACCTATGCATCACAAGATATGTTTGATCCAGATGATAAAATAAGTGGTGGTCAAGGTTTTATATATGCATCATCAATAGTTGTAGCAATGAAGAAGTTAAAACTCAAAGAGGACGAAGATGGCAACAAAGTGACAGATGTTCGAGGAATCCGTTCTGCTTGTAAAGTGATGAAGACCAGATTTTCAAAACCATTCGAAGGAGTGCAATTAAAAATTCCTTATGATACAGGCATGGATCCATATTCAGGATTGTTAGATCTATTCGAAAAGAAAAATCTTATAACACAATCAGGCAATAGATTGAAATATATAACAGCAGATGGTAAAGAAATATTGGATTATCGAAAAAATTGGGGCAAAGACAATCTTGAAATTGTCATGTCTGAGGTAAGTAATTCGATTAATAAGGAGACAGAAACAGAAAAAACTGCTGTTGAACAACAAGATGGAGACACAGATGTTAATTGATGTGTGGGGGCTGATCAAGTCTTATGTTCCTGCCAAAGATAAATCCGTAGTTGCTGAGAAATTCGTAGACATTGCCATGGATAATGGAATTTTAGATGAAGAACTCAAAGAATTAATGGGGAACGATGATGAGTTAGACGAAGCCATTCGTTACAATCTAGATATTGATGAAAATGAAGATGAAGATGAATACGAAGACGCATGAACTGGTATTCTATAATATCACAAGACTTATCAAAAATACCCGATGCTATTGCACACTATGAACACGAACTAGATGCAGCTAGTCTAGAGGTCAAATTAATTGGCAATATTGAAAAACAATCTGCATCGATGCCCGGGGTAGTAGAAGAAAGATTTAGACAATTACAAGAAATAGAAGGTATTCTAAAACACCTTGAAATACAACTTCGTCGATTAAAAACCAAACACTATAAAAAATATCTAGAAAACTATCAAAGAGCATTAACATCTCGCGATGCAGAAAAGTATGCAGAAGGAGAGGATGAAGTATGCGATTATGAGTCTATTGTAAACGAGTGGGCATTATTACGCAATAAATGGTTGGGTATAATCAAAGCATTAGACCAAAAACAATGGCATCTTACTAACATTGTCAAACTAAGAGTTGCTGGCATGGAAGATGCTAGTCTTTAATCAAATTTATAATTGAACAATTCTATATCTTTTTTAAAAATATTATATACAGCTTCAACAGTTGTGTTATTATAATATTTTTTCCATTTGTGTTTATTTGCATAATCTGTGATGTTATCAAATGGCAAGGGGGATTTACATTTGGTAATTTCCTGTATTTGTTCAAAATCTTGTCTTAGATTTTCATACTTTAGTATTATACCTGGAAAATTATAACCAATAAAATTTGTATGAGCAATACTTTTTAAAGTAAAAACAGCAGGACCTCTCCAATGTCTAGTTTTTTTGAAAACTATATTGTGATAGTTCAATACAAATGACTCAAATCCGTAATCTAGTTTTTCTAATTGTGGTTGTATAAAATTTATATTCACACCGTTGTTTTT